TCACAATAGAAGAGTGACCGCCGCACCACCCCATTTGAGGGCATCGAGCGCCATACCGCCCATGCGCCTCAGGCCACGCGCTGCAAGGCCTCCTGCCCGTTCGACCAATCGCAGGCGCCGCACCAGCGCGCTGAGATCGCGGGTCAGTCGACGGACGCGGCTCCCCACGCTCTGGAAATATCGACCCATCCTGACCGTGAGCATGCGCCGGGTCGCCCGTTCGAAGCTTTCGACGCTGCGCTCGCCGCGCCGGACCTCGCGCGCCATGCTTCGAAAGCGCTGGCTCATCGATCCGGCATTGCGCGTGATCCCCCGGATCTGATCGCGCGCACGTTTGGCGGGCGCGGTCAGGCGGTCGACCATCTCCAGGATCATGGAGAAACGCATCAGTGATCAAGCCTCCTTGTTTTGCTCCTCGAGCGCGAGCGCCGCATCGAGCCAGAATTCGACATCATCCCATTCCAGCTCCATCAGCTCGGAGGGTTGGAACGCGAAGTACTTGCCCAGCGTGGCTAGGCAGATTCGCCAGTCGTCTGGCCAGCGCCTGATTTCGGCACGAGCACGTTTCCCAGCGCATGGAAGTCATCGATGTCGAGGTTCTCGGCTTCCAGTTCGCCAAGCGAGGTGCAGTTCTTGATCAGCTCGATGATCCCGGCGATCTCGGCGTCTCCGTGCTTGTCGAATGCGCGAAGATCCTTGGCCTTCGGGCGCTTGCAAACGACCGTCGAACCGGCCTCCTTGAGCACCTGTTCGGTCGGCTCGCCGCCTTCGACCTTGGTCTCGACGACGATATCGTGGAGCAGGGTGTGATTCTGGGTGCGCGATGCCATCAGAGCAGCTCCTCGGCGGGCGGACCTTCGAAGATCACCTGCGCCTTGCCGTCCTGGCTAAAGTCGCTGGCCTCGACGAAATAGGCATTGCGCATGACATAGGTCTGGCCGTTGTCAGCGCGGTGGATCAGCGTCGCGTTGTCGATGTCGCGCAGCGCGGTCAGGCTGACACCATCCTTGCGCAGCAGGCCGACAGTGCAACGGGCGGGAGCCGTCTTTTCCATGAAGCTGCCGGCATCGTAGTCACCCGGCACGTTCTCGCGCTGGATACCGCCGATCTGCATAGTGCTTTCGCCAGAGGTGGGCATGCGCTCACCGTCGACTTCGATGGTCACTTGACCTGCGACCTGGTTGCGATTGGCCATGTCTTAACGTCCTTTCAAAGGGGCTTCAGGAGGCTCTCAGAGCCGGAACTGGACCACGCCGGCAAAGACGCGGAACTGATTGACGATGTCGGGCGGGACGAGCGCATTGATGCGGTTCGGGTCGCTCTGGTCGCGCTCGACAATGAGGTCGGACTTGAACTGGTCGAGACCCTCGACCAGCCCCAGCTCCTCCCACTCACGCGCCAGTGCCAGCAGTTCGGCACGGATCGTCGCTGGCGTTACGATCGCCTGACCGGCGCCAAAGCGGGTGCCGTCATCGGCCAGCTTGTGGCGCGGGAACTTCTGCGCGATGCGCGCGCGCAGCGTGGCGCGCAGGTAGAACAGCGTGAGCGGTGTCTCGATGTCGAGGAAGGCGACGTCCTCGATGTCGAAATCATCGGTCTGGTACGTCGTGATCGCGCGCTCGATCTGGCACTCGCCTGCACGGGTGACCTGAAAGGTCGCGATCCCGTCGCGCAGCAGCTGCTCGCGTTCCGCCCGCGAGAAACGGTTCTCGACACGCGGAGCCACCATGCCGACGATCTCAAGCGTCTGCAGCGGACGCGCCGGGTCGATCGCGCTGAAATAGCCGCAAGCCGCCGCATAGGCAGCAGAGACCGTGCAAGGGCAGCTGGGTGAGCTCCCCGTGCCGAGAATGGTGAGGAGCTCGGAATTGAACGTCGTACCGATTGCCGAGAGCGCCGCCTGATCGCCGCGCCGCGCGGCATAGCCAATGCTTTCGAGCATCCGTTCGGCACTTGCGCGGTCCTCGAACTCGGTAACTGCTGATGCGAGTGCTGCATTGCCGGCAACGCCCAGGACAATCGTCCGATACGGCTCGTCGCCGAGGATCGCCCAGATCGCATCGAGATCCGGATCGGTCGCGCCTCCGGCCATTGCGACGATCGCCACTCCGACCCCGGCCGGGAGCGCTTCGCCTCCAAAATGGCTGTGGCGCACATCGATATCGTTTCCGGCCGTACCCGCATTGCGAGCAGTCAGGGTAACGACATTGTCATTGGGTGCATCGCCAACTTCTGCGGTCAGCGGGAGGTCGGGTCGCACAGTGATCGCCGCGGCAATTGCTGCGGCGATCGTGGTGTTGGCATCGGCAGTCTTGACGCCGATCGCGATGCGTTCGCCTGCGATCATGAGGGCGATCGTTCCCGCGGCAGTGGCCGGACCGGTGGACATTGCCGAAGGGCGGCACGTCCCAGTCGACGTGAAGGGAGTTGAAGTCGCTGGCATCATCGGCGAAGCTGCCGATCGGCAGCACAAGCTCCAGCTCGATCGCCATCATCGAGAGCCGCTGATCCTGCATCGCCCTGGTGCGCGCGACAGGGCGGGCCGATCGAACAAGCACCGGCTCGACCAGTCCCAGCTCTTCGGTCAGCATGCTGCGCGAAAGCAGGCGGATCGCATCGACCATCAGCTGATAGGAGCCCGGTTCGACACCGTCGCCATGGCGGCTGTCTTCCTCGTTGCGCTGGTTTTGCGCCGCGACCACCACGGCAAAGCGGGTGCGCGCCTGCATGCCCAGTTCGTCGCCCTGATCCTCACCCGAGACGATACCAAGGTACGTCGCCCAGCAGGCCGGGGTGCGCAGGTTGGGATGCTCGCGCAGATACTCTTCGAACTGGTCGGGGAACGTGTCCCAGGTGCGGAACCGGTAGCCAAGCAGATCGGCCTCGCCGGCATCGACCAGGACTGCGACGAGTGCGAGTTCGGTGGCGGCAATCATCGGAACCACCGCTGCGGCAATTGGCTCTCGATCCGGGTCCAGAACCCGATGCGGTCAAGCACGGGATTGAGCCAGTCTGTCACGATGCAATAGCTGCGCCGGTACTCGGGAACGTGGTGGACTGCATGGTGCGCGGGCGACTGGATCACACCACGGCCTTGCAGCCAGCGCGCCCAGCTGGGCGCCAGGGTCTTGCGATGAGCCCACGCATGGATCTCGTTCGCGAATGCCCCGCCGACCAGCGCAGCCCAGATCCACGGATGCGACCCGAAGAGCCAGAACAGCAGCGCGGCCAGCGGGACAGCGACGGCCCAGGTTGTCCAGTTGCGTTCGACGAAGCCTGCCGACAGGAACAGCGTCGGGTCGCTGTGGTGCAGCAGGTTGGGCGTGAAGATCAGCCGGCCGAGTACCGGCCAGTGCTCGCGGCCGGGGCCGAAGCGATCCTCGGCCCAGTGCAGCACACCGGAAAGGAAATCAGCAAGCAGCCACCCGAAGATCAGCTGAATGACAAGAGCAATGAGCGACAGCATGATCATACGAACCCTCCTGCCAGATCGGCAGCGTATTCCTCGGTAAGGGTGATCAGCTCGGCCTCGTCTTCGGCATTGATGCCGAGGAATGTCCGCGCCGGCATATTCATATGACGCTCAAACGAGGCAACCTGGACGGTCAAACCGCCCGGCAGCTGGCGACCGAACGCCTGAGTGATCGAGCGTGAATGCGCGCCAACGGTAACCGTGCCGTCAAAGCCTTCGTTGTGAATGCGCGCATAGACCTTGTTGGACCCCCATCGGACCGAGCCATTGGCAGGCTCGGAATGGATCGATCCCTTGAGCTGGGCGCTATCGGTCAGCGTCTTTCCGCCTTCGCTGTTTGCGCGGTTCGATTGCCGCCACGGCGTTCCATCGGGAGCAGCTTCGTTCTCGAACCGATCGAGCGTCGAGCTTTCGAGATAGACGCCGAAGATCTCGGCAAGTGGCTCGGTGTTCTCGAAACCGGAGATGATCGCACCGATCGCGGCTTCGAAACGGCCTTCGCCAGTCAGACGAACCTGCATCGAGGCGGACATCAGTAGCCCCCCAGATTGTCACGGCCGAACTTCTGCCGGTCCGAAGTGGCTAGGATCTGGCCGGGACGCGGCTCTGCGACCTCTTCGCCCTGGTCGAGCTTGACCGTGCCGCTGGCGATCTGTTCGAGCGTCCGCATTGCGGCCTTGCGCCGGTTCTCGACCCATTCGGGAACGTTCGAGCGGTAGAGGATGAAAAAGGCGTAATCGCAGGCGATGTCGCGCAGGATCGGATTGCCGGCGAACTGGGCGGTGTTCCTGTGCCGCGAAGCGACATAGCCGGTGATCAGCGCGTCGGCACTATCGAGCGCATTGATAATGCGGTTCTCGACAAGCGTGCCGGTGTTCTCGTGATCGGTCAGCTGGAGCAGATCGCGCGCCTCGAACCTGGCCTGCATGGCAGCAAGATCGGCAAAGATGGGCACGGCGGTCAGCTCCTTTGATCAGGCCTCGATGAGGCAGGGGACGGAAATTTCGGGGGCGAGCGACGGCGGACTGAATGCCGTCGCTCGCCAGATTGGGGCACGGGCCTGTTCAGCTCGCGCCGTCCTTCGCCTGGGCATCATCATCCGGGGACGATTTCGCCTTGGCCGCGGACTTCTTGGGCGCCGGTTTCTTGGCTGCCGGCTCCTTGGCCTCACCTGCGACCTTCTCCGCAGGCTCAGCCGGTGGCGGCGGAGGCGGTGGCGGCGGCGGAGGAGGAGGCGGTGGCGGAGGCGGGTCCTGCTGATCGTCGTCTTCGGCGGGTGCGAAGGCGAGAAGATCTTCGATCACCGCTTCGACCTCGATCGAGCCGTCTTCGAGCGCAGCCAGCTTCTGTGCAAACTCGATCTGTTCGGCAGGGATCGGCTCGGCCTCGCCCTCCGGACCGACAACCGCCACGTTGAGCTGCCGATCGGTGAGCAGCAGCACGAAACGCATGAGGCCTTCCGTGCCTTCGCCCAGATCGGCCGGTACGAGGTCGCGCGGCTCCTTCGAGAAGGAGAAACCCGCACGGCGGCGCTTGGCTTGCAGCGCCGCAACCCGGATCGCGGCTGGCTGGATTACGCCAGCCACGGGATCACCTCCAGTTTCGCGGTGCCCTTCCAGACGTTGGTTTCGCCTGCGGCGTTGCGTTCGGCATTCACGATTTCCATGCCCTTGCCCTCAAGGGTGGGCGGAACCACAAGCAGCGTGGGCCGGACCCCGAGCGGGCGCCCGAAGTCCCCTTTCATGCCCTGCATCGCAGCGCGCGCAGCTTCGTAATTGGCGGCGTTGAGCTCGGCCTTCGAGCCGAACGCGAACTGCCAGAAGCCGAAGCCGACGTTGCAGCGGCTGTCGACCCCGTAGAGGAACTGCTTGCGGGTGAAGACGTTGTCGTCGGTCGGGCTATCCTTGGCGACAAAGGTAGGAGCCTTGCGCTGCTGGAAAATCACCGGCTTCAACGCGCGGGTGTCGTCGATCAGGTACCAGGCGGCACCGGCACCGGCCTGCATGTTCGAGACCGAGCCTTCGTTTCCGTCCGCATCGAGGACCGGGTGATCGGTGTCGAAGAAGTTCTGGCCATCGTAGCAAGCCGTCGTGAAGCCTGCCTTGAGCAGGTTGAAAACCAGCTCTTCCTTGTGCGCCATCGTCGATCGGCCCATCTCGGTAAACAGCGGCGAATAAATGCCGATGTTGTCATCCTCGATGTCATTGCGATCGACGCCGATGGTCTGCTCGAAATCCTTGTTCTTGATCGTGTAGTCACTGGCCGTTGCGGCGTTGATCACACGGTCGCCAAGCCATTCGCGCATGGAAGGCAGCTTGCCGAGCCAGCCATATTCGTTCTCGCCGGTCGAACTGGGAACCATGGTCGAGACCATCGCGCTCTGCGAGGCTGCCATGGTAAGGCCCTGCTGGTAGATCGCGCTGAAGCTGCGGCCCAGCGTCTGGAGGTTTCCGGGGTTGATCTTCATGTCGTTGGTTTCCTTGTGTCAGCCCGATCAGGCGAATTTGACCCAGACGCCTGCCGCATCGACATCGAAGATCGTGCCGGCGATCGAGCGGGTCGCCCCGCC